AAGTGGCTCGTTGCTGATGCCTTGCCACGCACCGAGTACACCGGCGAAACCCAGTACGCCAAAAAGATCGCTGAGCTGGCTGCCACGAAGGGCAAGCCGTTCGAGGTTGATTGGCTCCTCGCTGAGGCGCATCCGAAAAAATCTGTCGCCTAGTTCGCTGAGCAAATATTCGCCCAGGCATAGCAAGGGCGCCACGGAAACAAATTTGAGGTTTTACGAATGGAAGATTTCTTGAGGGCTTGCCACACCACCGTCAAGGAAAGCGGGGCAGAGGAGTTGGCGGGAAAGATGTGCATGGCCCACGTGAGCTTGTTGCAGCGTTCGAATCCGGACAACGCGGCACATCACCTGACCATCGAGCACCTGTTTGGTGTGCTGCTGCATACCCAGGACATGCGCCCACTGATCTCTCTGGCGGACAAATTTGGTTTCGACCTAGTAGCTCGCGATAAGCCGGGTGCCAAGCCGCTGATGGTTGCCTTGGGGCATCTGTCTGCTGAGTGCGGCGATGTGGGTCGCCTGATCTTCGACGCCGCTGCGGACAACCACATCAGTCAGCACGAAAAAGCCCAGGGCGAGAAAGCAATCCTAGAAGCGATCGACGCGCTACAGGTTCTGCGCGAGTCACTTAAGGCCGCCTGAATCTCAGGCATAAAAAAACCGCCTGGCAGGGCGGTTCTCTCAACAACTTGTAAAACACAGTGGGGCCATTATGAACATCAACACCGCTCTAGGCAATACCCGCCATGTCGCGACACTTTTCGGTCAGTCGCCAAACGTGTCGCGACACACGATGTCGTCTCGCGAGATCGCCGAGCTCACAGGCAGTACGCACGACAACGTTCTGAAAACCGTCCGGGCCTTGGTTGCCAAGGGTGTCGTTTCTTCAAACGATACCCCCTATATCCACCCTCAGAACGGCCAGGTCTACCGCGAGTTCCTGCTTTCCCAGCGTGACACCCTGGTGGTGGTCTCCGGATACAGCGTCGAACTACGCGCGCGGATCATTGATCGGTGGCAGGAGCTGGAGGCGAGGGCGGATCAATTCCAGATTCCCGCAACCTTTGCCGAGGCGCTGCAAGTGGCCGCTGACCAGGCGAAGGAAAACCAATCCCTTCGCCTGGTGATCCTGGACCAGGAGCCGAAGGTGGCTGCTATCAAACGCTTGGCGTCCGCCGGCGGCGCGATCTGCATCAGTGATGCGGCCAAACAACTCCAGGTTCCACCCTCCAAGCTTTTCCAGTGGCTGGAGAAAAACCGGTGGATCTTCCACCGCGGCGGTTCCAAGCGCTGGACCGCCTATCAACCGCGCATCACCTCCGGCTATCTGGTTCACAAGGTCACCGCGCTGAAGAGCGATCCGGAGACCGGTGAGGACCGTGCTGCCTTTCAAACCCTTGTGACACCCAAAGGCCTGGCCTACCTGGCTGAAAAGAATATCGGAGCCTCGCTGTGAGTGTTCAAGCTATGTCCTGGGCGCTCTCTCTGCCCACTGAAACCCTGAAAGATTCGAGCGCGCGTCACGTGCTGTTGTGCCTTGCCAACTATGCCGGCTCGAATGGTGCTGGCGCCTTTCCTTCTGCCTCGACCCTGGCTCAGGACACCGGCCTTTCCGAGCGCACCGTTCGTTACAAGCTGGACGATTTGGAGAAGTCCGGCCTGATCCAGAAAGGCAATCAGGCCATCGCTGCAGTGCACATCGATCGTCATGACCGCCGCCCAGTTGTTTACGACCTCCAACTATCGCGGGGTGCAAATCCTGCACCCCGTACAAAACGGGGTGCAGATGATGCAACGGGGTGCAACTCACGACAGAACGGGGTGCAGTCTGGAACGGAACGGGGTGCAGCGGCTGCACCCAATACATCAATTAACCATCAAGGAACCGAAGAGCAGCAGCAGCGCGAGTTGGATGATGAAATTTCTCGGCAGGACCAGGCCGCCATCGAGTCGCTGGATGATCGTCAACGCTTTGCCATGTTTGCCACTTGGGAGCCGAGCGAGAAGGCACTGGCCGATCAACTCATGATCGCCCGGCTGCCCGCTGAATCGGTGACCGATGAATTGTTCTCTGACTTCAAGGGCTTTTTCGTTGCCAAGCCTGCGACCGTCGACAGCCAGTCCGGCTGGTGCTTTCGATTGGTCAAGTGGGTCAAGCGCGAACAGGTGAGAGCGGCCGGGACTGCATCAACTGCCGATTCGGACGAGTTCGATGATGACGACACCCAGTGGATGAAAGGAGCTTCGAAATGAGATCTGTCTCCAGCGTTGCTGCTCGAGCGATGACACAGGTACACCACGGCGAATTCGTCGAGGCGAACAGTGAAGTCGCTGTCCAGGACCGGCAGGACCAGGAACGTGAAACGGGCAAAGTTATCAACCAACTGTTTCGCCAGTTGCGGTCGATCCGCACGGCATGGCGCCAGGCATGGCCGGACAAGAAGTCTTACATGGAGTCGAAAACCACGTGGTTGAAGGCGTTCATCGAAAACGGAATCTGCACCCAGGAGCAGATCGATATTGGCCTGATCCGGTGCCGTGCCGAGCCTTCCGACTTCATCCCGAGTGTGGGCAAGTTCATCCAAGGTTGCGTGCCTGCACCAGAGATGCTCAATCCTCCACTTCCGAGTGTGGAAGCAGCCTACAAGCAAGCACTGCGCAACTGCCACCCGACCATGCATATCGTTGCAAAGTGGTATCACCCGGCCGTTTACCACGCCACGGCCGCTGCCGGGTTCAACAGCCTGCCGCTGCTCAGCCGTGAGCTGGGCCTGATCAGCTTCGAGATGCGCTACCTGGAACAGGTCCGCAAAGTCTGGATGGGTGAGAAGTTGGGCCCAGTACCTGTTGCCGAGCTCGCCGCGCCTTCGACGCGCACGCCAGAAGTTGGCAATCAGGCGCTGGTCGAGTTGCGGGCCATGCGTTCGCGAGGTGGTGCCCGTGCCTAATCCACATCTCGTGACCACGGACCCTGCTGATTACCGTTTCGCCGTGCACTGCTGCAGCTACAAGTGGGAGCTCACCGACAAGCCCGATCGCGCCGTGGCGTTGTTCGAGCACTCGTCGGCCGCATTGAAGTTCGGCCAAGTGATGTGGCCATCCACCTACGAAGTAATCGATCGAACCACGGGGGAGCGGGTATGCGCGTGACCTCGAAGAAACTCCGCGCCTCGGCCAACGGCCAGGAGTGCACTGTCCGTCTGCCGGGCGTCTGCAACTTCAATCCAGCTACCACCGTGCTCGCGCATCTACCGTGCGGGCAGAAGGGCATGGGCATGAAGGGCTTCGACACCGTGGCGGTGTTTGCCTGCAGCGCCTGCCATGACGTCATCGACGGCCGCGCTGCCGGCGACGTGGATTGGTCGGACATGCCGCGGGCTATCGCTGAAACACATGAGGCCCTGATCGGGGCCGGAATCCTGACCGTAAAGGGGGCAGCATGATCGACCCAATGACCTTTCTCGTTTTGCTGTTGCTTGCCAGTTGGGGGTTGCGTGAACTGTGCGGCCTGATTGATCGCCGGCAGCGGAAAGCGCGGGGTGACCGCCGATGAAGCCACTCGTACTGAAGCCGTTCGGAACAAAGCCGATGCGCAAGAAGATCATCGACCGCGAAGGCCAGGAGCAGGCCGCGCTGCTGTCCGAGATCGAGGTGCGTTATCCACAGGTGTTTGAGCTGATTTACCACGTCCCAAACGGTGGGCACCGTCACAAACTGGTTGCCATGAAGTTGAGACAGCAGGGGGTGAAGGCAGGCATTCCTGACCTGGTGCTGCCGATGGCACGCGGCGGGTTCTTCGGTCTGTACATCGAATTCAAGGCGACGGTTGAGCCGGCCCCGGTTTCTTCCAGCCAAGCGGCCTGCATTCGTCGACTGAATGAGCAGGGCTACCTTGCCGTGGTCTGCCGTGGACACTTCGATGCGATGGAGCAGATCCGCGCTTATCTTCGGCTCGCTCCTACAGTGGTGGCTGCATGAATCATCAATTCAAGGCTGGTGACCTAGCGCTGATCGTAGGGTCGTCCTGCACCGAGAACATTGGCAAAACTGTCCGACTGGTTGAGTTTGTGCCAGTTGGCGGCGTCCCGCGTGTGAATGGCGAGGCTTATACCCCACGACTGCATCCGACTTGGGTTGTTGAATCGCCAGACGGGGCGCCATCACTCATCGTGCCCAGAGCTTCGACTGGTCGCTTGGAAAACGTAGCGGTTGGCGCTTGCCGTGAGTCATGGCTGATGCCCCTGCGTGGCGACTTCGCTCCTACAGAGCGGAAGTCGAAGGCGGTATCAGCATGACCAGTGCCGCTGTGAAGATGTCCGATGCCGAGATCAAGCGGCAGGCTGCCGGCGATGTTCGGGATCTGCGCGACATCGAGAACCGTGGCCTGTACCTGCGCTTCACCCGGGCTCGCAAACGGGCGTCCTGGTACTTGGTGGTGAAGGGTGAGTGGAAGCGAATAGGCGCCTTCCCTGACCTCAACACCAAGCAGGTGGTCGCGGCGCTGCCGGGCATCCGCTTGCGCCTTGAGGCTGGCGCTGGCGCAAACCTGTCGAAGTGGATCACCACCGGTGAGCTGCTGACCTGGTACGCCGAACGCATGGCCCGCGATCGTAACCTGTCCAGCAAGCGCAAGAAGACTGGTGCATCGCTGATTAAGTGCCACTTGATTCCGTGCTTGGGCACAGTGCCGATCGCCGACATCATCAAGGCGACCCTGGACTACAAGTTCATGTGGCCGCTGCAGGAAAAGATCAGCCTTGACTACGTGCGGTCGGCATTCCAGCTGCTGGCCCTGGCGTTTCGTCAGGCGTTCAAGCTGGGTCATATCTCATCCAATCCGATGGCGGCGATCAAGTTCCACGACTTCTCCAAGGCCAAGGTGTGGGTGAAGCCGTCTCGTCTGCGTGGCGTGCAGTTGCAGGGTCTGCTGGAGCAGTTGGTCGCCGTCATGGTGTCTGCGCCATTGGATGCCATGCTCGCGTTGATGATGCTTTGCCACGGCACGCGCATCGGCGAAACCCGGCAGGCACGTTGGTCACACATCAGCCTGGCTGAACGTGAGTGGTTCATTCCCGCTGAGCACACCAAGACCGGTGTCGAGCATCACCTGCCGCTGACCGAGCAGGTGTGTGCACTGCTGGTTCGGTACCGCGAGGGTCAGTACGCCCGAGGCTACGACGGCCAGTTCCTGTTCCCAGCGCGCAATGGCAAGGCCCTCAGTGAAGGTCAGGCCAGTGCCGTGTTCACCCGGTTGGGGCAGGGCGAGTGGACCAGCC